GCTTGATTGCCTCCAGGATCTGCCAGACCCCCTTGGTCGGGACCATGCGGCCCACGAATACCACGAGGGGCTTATTGTATTTCTTTTTGAGTTCTTCGTCGTATTCGATGCCATCCAAAAATTCGTAATCCACGCCGTTCGGCACCACTTCTATTTTTTCCTCCAGCCAGTACTCCTCTTGTATCGCCCGTTTATAATATTCGGATACCGTCAATAGCTTATTGCAGGCATACAAGGCCGATCCTTCCTGCTGGATGTCATAAAGATAGAAGGGATCTTCCGGGATTCGCTCATGCGACAAGAATAAATTGAGGTGGCAGGACAAGAGAACCGGGCATTTATACAAGGCCTTCAAATGCTTGACCACGCCCCACAAGTTGGTATCGTGCAGATGGATTAGATCAAACCTCTCCCGGCCAAGAAAGGCGAGCGCGTTCTCGAGAAAAATATCGTCTGTAATCATCTTCTGCAAAAACCCGACCTTAGTTAAGAGCTGGTTGGTGTTATAAACCTCAAGGAGACGGTAATGATTCGGCTCGTGTTTCCAATCCTCGGGCTGGACGCGCTTTTTCTTGTCTCCCATCAAATAAAGTCCGCCTTCTTGGGTGTAATAATCGGCGCAAATTAGCGTCAATTCGATATCTTCGAATTTCCTGAGCTCATCGCATAAATAACGGGTATGCACGCCCAGGCCGCCATTGCTATCAAAAGGGCTACCGTTCATCAGCATAAGGATTTTATTTGTAGACATGATAATTGCCTTTTATGGTTACGGTTGCGCCCTGCGTAGCATGGGAGTTCTGAAGAACCAGTTCAATCGTATTGCCCACTATCTGCACGCTCTTGATCCTGACTAGCTGCCAGCCTGCATCGTTATAAAAGTTCCCTGAGAGAAAACCGTCGTCCTCGTAAGCGTACCCCTTCACCCACCAATCGTAAAAAACACAGAGACTGATCATGTTTGTGCTCATACCTGCGCTTTGAGCTTTGGCATTGTTTATATCGGTGGTGAACATGATGTAGGAATGCGTCCTGCGCCAAGATGAAACCGCTGCCTGCGGCACATACAAAAGTAAATGCCCCATTTTGTAATCCGAACGGCTCAAGGGGATGACAAGCGTATAAGTCGTGCCTGCCGGAATGGCCTGATTCGTGCAACCGAAAGTCCCTTCTTCCCGGCCGCTTTTTCCGACCACGTCCAGCTTGCCTGTGATGGGATTGAATTTCATCGACATATTAGATCCTGGTTATGGTGGCGATTTCGTCATCCGAATTATAAGTCAATGTCAAGGCCGCAACCGTGGTGCCACCAGCGCCGCCCTTTTTGTATGTCACGGTTTCGATTTCTCCCTGGCCATTGCCGGAAGATACATAGGTCAAGACGATATAATCGTAAGCCGGGATTTCAAAGCCGATTAATTTCCTAAGTTCCGTTAAAATTGCGCCGTCGCTTCCGCCTCCGACGTAGACATTACCGGCCCGGTAGAATTTCTCGCCGTCTTCCGTCACCAGCCTGACGGGTATCGCCTCTTTGGGCTTTACGTTCTTGATGAAACTATTAAAGATACTCGTCTTGACCTGGTTAAAAAATCTCATACTTGAATCTTTGGAAAACTTGAATAGCTTTTCGAAATCGAATTCTTTATACCAAGCCGGTCGCTTGACGCTTATCTCATCGGGGTGCCTTTCGGGCTTTATCTCTTTTAGGTTGGAAACCCTAATCTCTTTGAGATGCTCCTGTTTGAAATCTTCTGGATTGGATATCCTTACCTCCCTGACAGTGTCCGGAAAATTGCTTACAAACACCTTGAGTTCCCTGCCCAGCGCTTCCTGGTATTTCTCCAGGGTCCCTATCAAACCGCATATCTCGTTCCTGATATCCTCTAACGCCCGGGAGTCGTGCCTCTCTTTTATCAACACATAGACCTTACCGATGATGTCGACGATATCCTTCTGTCTGCCCAAAGACTCAAGCAGGAATATATTCCTCTCTAAACTATCGTCCTCAGATTGGGTACCTAATAGCCTGCTTATTTTGTTTCTCTCCAAAAGAACTTCTTTCTTATCCATGGATTAAAACCTCACTGAGCCTGGTTTTTATATCTGTCAGCTCTTTTTTCAAGATGCCGTTGTCGTTTCCCATCTTCGCAATCTCGCCGCTCAATTTCTCATTTCTCTCACTGACTTCTTCGGCGTCTTCTAGAATCTGGCGGATTTCTTCTTCCTGCTCCGCTTCCTCTGCTTCCTCGTCTTTGGGAGTTTTTGAGCCAGCGGCCATCTCCGGCAGGTCAAGCTCTTTTCTTTTTTGCTCCTCCCTTGCCCTCTGTTCCAAAATCTCCTCCCAATCCTTGCCTTGACCGGCTACTTCATCCGCTAAGCTGGAAATATTTCCCGCAATAGCCTCCCTAGATGCCTTGACCTCTTTAAGCGGATCCACCCAGGACCATCCAGGAGCAATCCATCTTGCCCTAAGCCATGCAGGCATAGGCTTCCCTTTTTCGTAAAAGTTCCCGACGTCTATCTCCCCCTTTAAATAAGCCTCCTCTAACAGCATCTCCCAAACAGGCTGACAGAGTTTTTGCGCCAGCCATTCCTGCCTGACCTTGAAATATCTCCTGGCCTCTAGTAACGCGGCCCGGGCACTTGAATAATTCGTCTTGGAAAAATCTTTTGCCACCAGCTCATATGGAAGGCCCAATGCCGCGGATATCGCCCGTAGGATCCTATCCACGAACGGCTCGAACGTCGCGCTCGGCCTCTGCGGATTGAATGAGGTGATGGACTCGCCAGGCATCAGGTGTTTGATCATCCCGGGCTCCAAAGATTCGACCATCTGCCCGGATTGGTTTTTCTCGTATGCGGAATTGACTGCCACATCCATTGAGGCCTCGGAAGTTATAAAAAGCGAGAAGCATGCCGCAATGCGGCTGGCAACAAGCTCTGCCTCGGCATACTCGGCTAAATCCTTGAAATATGTCAATACGGGAGCAAAGAAGGGAACGCCTCTTGTCTGGCCGGAACGTAAAACATAATACAGATGAAAAATATTCTTTCTCACCTGATCATTTTTGGCCTGGATTTCTACGTATTGCCTTGCTTGTTCCGCTGAACGATGGCTGATATCTCCGGGGTGCGTCTTCTGTATGAAATACGATATCGGCTCTCCCTTCTCGCCGATCTTTACTCCTGACCTAATCGATTTATCGCTTTTCTTATCGGGCGGGGTATTGAGCCTGTCCGACTCTATCAACTGCAGGGCCAATGAATACGGCCTGTCTTTATCCTTCAACCTCAATGGAACGATTATGGCCTCGCCATTCTCGAGGATCTGCCTATCCACCAGCTGCTGGATTTCATAAAAGTCCATGCGCTCTCCGGCATCGGCATAGGGAATCCAGCGTTTCCATACCCTCTCGGCCTTTGTTTGGAAATCATTCGCCACCTTCTCGTCTATACGTAAGTCTTCCTTATCCACCCTGCTCTGGGGCCTGATGCCTGTCCCGATGACATTTATGGTCATCGTGGAAGTTATCCCTGAAGCGTGCGCGTCGTTCCTATTCAAGTCGCGGCTGCGTTCCCGGATATCGGATAATTCGGGGAGCAAATCCTGGTCTGCCGAACCTCCGCCGGGAATCCATGATGACCTTAAACGATCACGGCTGGCGCCTTTGTAAGCGCCGAACTTCTGCGAAATGTTGATTGCCTCGCGGTACATCCTGCGCTTGAACCCGGCCTTGGGAGAAAAGAACGAAACGACATTGTCTATGCCGCTTGTTATCCTTTCCGATATTTTCTTTTTGGTTTTCATGACGGATTATCGAACTTTGCGTATGTGGTGGTGTCGCTTGAGCCTGCGATTTCTCTTCGCAACTGGTCGCGCAGTTTTAAGAGCTCAGCCAAGCTGATATACTGGAGGTTTCTTCCGCCGATAGAGTAGGACGCGACAGCCCCGCCGGTCATCCTGGCATTAATGGCGTTCTCGACGTTATCGAGCATCTCCTGCTTCGTCGGTGCGCTCATGAATCTCCTTGTGTCTCCCAATAAAAAAGCCCGCTTCTCGCTCGTCGACGAGTTACGGGCTTTTTGCTTCTATTGGGC